GTATTATACACAGACAAATCTTCTCTGGCTTTATCTAGATCTACAGAGACTTCTTTATCCAAAAACTTTTGGAATTCTGCGATATCTCGTTGGAGTTTCGAAATCTCTTGCGAGTTGGCAGTGAGTTGATGTACCCGATCTCGAAGCGCTGAAAGTATGCCAGTCTGCTCTTTAATCTCCGATTCCACTCCCTGGCCTTCAACTCCGATTTGCTTGAGCGCTGCCTTCCCCCTATCCTGAGATTCCTTGGTTGTGCGTAAAATCTCATGTTTATGGCCGTCTGAAATGGCTTGGTCGCACACGGGACACGCCTCATTCTCTTCGAAAAAGGCGATCCGCTTACCGACGTCGCCGAGACGCGTCTGCCTATCTTGACTTCGGAGGAGTAGGTCCTGCTTCCTATCCTGTAGCAATCGCAACCTTTGTTCGGTTTCTGATACAGATTCATCGAGTCCGACGCTAAGCTCACTATTCTTAGCCTGTAGTTCATCGATGAGATTCTGCGATGCTTGAATCTTAAGTTCATATTGGTTCCTACTTTCATTTGTAAGAGCTGTAATATCTGTAATGTATTTTGTTTGTGTTTCGATTTTGTTTTTTATAATATCAATTTGGTAGTTAACGTCTTTTATGTTTTCTTTGAGTTGTGCGTTTCTTTCTCGTAAAATAATATTCATCTTAGAGAAAACATTAATGTCCAGAAGATCCTCAATCACTTCTCTCCTGATACCAGCTGGTAGTTGCATGAATGGGATAAATGAGGAGCTACCCAATACTACAACCTGATGAAAGCTTTTGTGGTTCAGTTTTAAGATATTCTGTTCAAGGATCTTCTGGTACTCTTTTGCATGTGATGACTGGTTTATCATCACATCATTCTTCCAAATCTCAAATACGTTTGGCTTTATGCCTCTACATATCTTAAACTTGTTTCCACCAACATTAAACTCAACTTCAACTAAACAACCTTTATTGTTAATTGAGTTAATAAGTTGGTCTTTCTTAATATTACGGTGTGCTTTACCAAATAGACTAAATGATAACGCGTCAAGCATTGTAGATTTGCCAGCGCCATTGTGACCAACTACAAGCGTTGTTTTATCGTTATCCAAATCTATTTCAGTAAATGTATTTCCGGATGATAGAAAGTTTTTATAACGTATAGTCTTAAAATTAATCATGCAATCTCTAAAGCCTGTGCTTCTGTCATAAGTTCACGCATCTGGATCTTGATTCGATCTTTATCTAAGTCAGTATCCACAGCATCTATATATGTATCAACAATTTCTTGTGTATCATCAAAGTTTATGTTATCATCTATTCCAACATTTTCGCCAACAAACTCGTTGAAGTTCTCAGCAATCTTGAGTTCATGTATATCCTGATTCTGTATACGATCTATAAACCTATCGAATATAAAAGAATCTGTCTTGTTCACTACTACGACCTTGACAAACTTACCATCAAGGTTTGTTACGTTATAGTTATTATAATCCATTTCGTTGTCATTGTAAAGGATTTTATGAAATAAAGTGTAAGGATTAAGCACTTTTTCTATTTCACGGCTTTCAGTATCGATAACATGAAAATATTTTGGATCGTGAGCATCCGACCAGAAGAATTCCATTTGGCTGCCAAGATACCAGATATTATCTCTACGAGAAGCAACATGGTAGTGGCCTGTCAAAACCATTTCAAAACGAGAAAAAGTCTTGTGATCCATGCCATGTGTATTCTTAATGCCTCTCATTACTTCAAACCCATTAAGTTCCAAGTGACTACCGAGCCAGTCTGCTTCACAGGTAGAAATAAACTTCATAGACTCTTCGTAGTTCTCGTTATTAATCCAAGGCAGCATTGCTATCTTTAACGAGCCGTATTCCAATACGGTAGGTTCCATGACAATGTGTATCTCATTCATATAATGACCAAGACATTCTTTTAGAGAATTCAAATCATTTGTATTCTTGAAATACGTATCATGATTCCCGGGTATAATATCCATCTTCATACCATACTTGCGTAGAGGATCTAGAAAATGTTTACGATTATGATTTAGCGCTTTGAAGTTTACAAATTTCCTGTGGTCATAATAGTCGCCCAGGTGTATGATTTGTTCGATTCCGTTTTCTCGACAGTAAGGAAAAAAGATTTCTGAGTAAAAATCTGCTGCATTTTTGAGAAATATTTCGGAAGAGTTACGTATACCGCAATGTGTGTCATTTAATACTGCTACTTTCAAACTAAGAACTCCGATAAATTCGAATCAGCTAGGCCGGCTTTTCTTTTCTTTTTTTCTTGCATAACTAAATCTTTAACTTCTGCATCATGGTGTCTTACCTTTTCGATACGTGATCTGAGTGTATCTACAAAGGCATCCATAACCTGTGCTGACATTTCATCACCATGCTCGTTTGAAATAAAGTTTTCTATTCCAGACTTGGTGAGATATTTTAGTTTAATGTCTTGCTGTTTCTTTTCTTTCGCAATCCTTCGAAGGAAAGCGTACCAAACTATCTGTGTAAAATACGCAAATGCATTTGGCTTACCTGTTCTTGTAGCTGCTTCAATATTGTAATTTTCAACTGCCTTCAAACAATTCTCGACTCCGTCCATCACCATTTCTTCGCGATATGTGTAGCGAATAAAATTAGCTTTGTGAGACAAACCTTCAGCGATTCGTAAGAAGCACTGAGCAATATAATCTGGTACGACCGGTAAGACGTTCATGTTTTCTTTGGCTTCTCTTACAGTCATAACATAATCCACGACTGCTTGAGAAAACTCTGCATTATTTACATAGTGAATGCTAGCCCGTTTTTGTCTGGCCATTTTACATCCTTTCATTTTATAGTAGTATTATATCATATTTTCACTAGAATGTACATATCTAATATTTGCATTGAAATTAAAATTTAATGGTGTACAACATGCACTTTTTATGGTATAATATATTATCTATTAAGGGGGGCGGATATCTAGTGCATGGTGCCTTTATCGTTTTTAGGTCTAAACTGTATAATTTTAGGATCACTTGAATCTACGACGTCGTCATTAGCAGCCCCAAACTTTTTCTCTAAAAACTCATCCATTTCTTGTTCTGTCATGTCTTTAATTATATCAGCAATCTCATTCATATCCATGCCAGCTCGTTTCAACTTATTATATTTGTCTACCTCATCCAAGGATTTAACATAATGCATCATAACTGTTTTAGAAGGAGTAGCCTCACCAACAACATGTACAGAATTTAATGAACTTAATTCGTCAACATCATCTTGAAACGAAAGCCAAGGTTTAAATGTGTAGTACCTGACGTTTTGTTCGAAGTCATCTACTACAATAATTTTCATGACTTTACGCACAATTATATCCGGCGTATCGTCGTCACCGTGATCAACAACTTCGGCAATGATTTCATCGCGATTGGTTAGCTTGAATTGTCTAAATTCTCCGGCCATCACTTAATCTCCACCTTAATTGTTTGATACTGAAACTCTTCTTTTTGGTACATCTTCAACCTTTCAAAGGAATGTAATAATGAAAAATTCTTTTTAGTCTTCCAGCTTAAATCGTCTGATATATCGTAGAGCTCCGTAACTCTACCGTCGTCACTTTTTCTTAAACCTCTACCTATACTCTGCAACACTCTTATCTGCGATTTACTTGGTGATGCAAATATTATATTGTGTAGGTTCCTAATATTTATCCCTGTTGAAAAGGTACCGAGTGAAGCAACTGTAATAGAATCTTTTTGTTTTTCCACTATGCCACGTATTGCTTCTCTATCTGTGGTATCTGTTTCTCCTGCAACAAAGAATACTTTCCTTCCTTCTTCTACCTTTCTATCTATTAAATCAAAAAGGACCTTACCGTGCTGTTCTACTCTTTGAAACAATACCAGTGTATTACCATTAAGGCTCGTGGCTAGGTTTCGTATGAATCGATTCCTGGCTTCATGGCGGACAATGTACTCGATCTCATCCTGATATGTTCGTTTACCAAACTCCTTACGTACTTCTTCTGCATAATCAAGTACGACTCTTTTAATTTTGAGCTTGGCGAGAGTATCGTTATCCTGTAAGGACTTGGTTGAGGTAACGCGGTATATTGCTCCGAAGAGACCTTGAAGTGCCAACTCATGTGTTTGACTTCCATCGAGTGTTCCTGTGGTTCCATATCTATACTCCGCTTCTGTTGCTTTGTTCATAATAGACATTAAAGACTTTGACTTAAACCCATGGCACTCATCACCGAATATTACGCCAAACTTTGCAAACCATTGCCTAGGCAGTTTATATATCGATTGCCACGTGCTAATTATAATTCTTTTATTCGTTACTTTATCCTTACCAGAATATATCCTATGGACCATGTTATCCGAGTCCATACCGTATTCCTTAAAGTCATTCGTTAATTGTTCAACCAATGAGGTAGTCGGTACAATAATCAATGCACTCTTATCGTGGTTGTGGAGGTACCATCTCATAAGTGCGTATATGATAAGTGATTTACCCGATCCAGTAGGTGACAATAAAATCGCGCGTTTTCGATGTACGCCTGTTGACACAGCATCGAACTGGTAGTCACGTATTTCATAAGGTAGATTAAGTCTTTTGATAAATGAGTAGAGTTCTTCTACATCTACTTTGTTGTATTGTTCTACTTCACCATACTTGTCATCGTCATAACAAGCGAGCTCGTATCCACGTTGTTCTACAAATTTAAGTAAGTGTAAATATAAGCCGGCTGGTAGTTCGCCGGTGGATATATTATACAGACGAATCTTTCCATCCCACATTCTATTGCGGAATGCCGGCATGAATTTGTAACCGGGTACATAGAACGAGAAAAACTCGTTGAGTTCTTGTGCTACACCTGATTCACAATCAACATGCATATTAGCATGATTTAGAAGCCTGACTCGAATTGTTTCCACTTAATCATATTTCCAATAGTTTGATGTCGCCAATTGACATTTGAAATTATTTCTGTTAATGTATCTATCACATTCTTATAGTACTGTATTCTTAATTCTGACTCTTGTATTTCTGGATCAGTATCATAGTAGTGATCCATCTCACCTTTCAGAATTTTTAATCCATTGAACGGATCTGGATTCCAGCCTTTTTCTTCCATTTCTTCTTGAGACATCTTACCATTATACCAAAGCCACTTGTCTTTCAATAGCTTTTTTTGCTCAAACTCAGTCTTCTTGAGTTGAAGCTTGTATGTTGATATAAGTTCTAGGTATTTTGCATGCAAGAGAGGAGCTTGCCGCGATGCTTCGTCTAGTTTATTGGCATCAATATTACAATCTTTAGCCCACATTTCGTGGATGCTTTTCAAATCAATCATTATCTACTCCGTATAGTATTATATATTATACCACAGAATGGAGTAAAAGTAAATAGTAATTCTACCTAAGCTTTATAGTAAATATGTGCTTGCCCTTGGTTAGAGTTATATTTTGCTGATGTTCCAACAACAACTGAACCGTTTCCACTCATAGTAGTTGCAGAAATCTGATCACCGGCAAATGCAAGTACTGAGCCGTCCCCAGCATCACCAGTTGCAGATAAAGTTTTTACTAATGACCAAGTTGTACCGCTTCTAGAATATATGTGTATTTTTCCTTGTTGGGCGGTATTATGACCACCAGAAGCTACGGCTAAAAGATCACCATCGTCATTTAAAGTTACATTACAACCAAAATAATTATATATTGCTCCTGCAGCACCTAAAGAAATTTTTGCTTGTTGTGACCAACTTGTGCCTGATCGAGTAAAGACATAGACAGTACCATCTGAAGCATAGTTATTAGTAGTGTATATTGCACCCGCTGCAGCATAAGTGCCGTCTCCATTGATAGCAACACCACGTCCAATCCTATGACCCGCTGCAGTATCATCGCCTTGCAATTCTGCTTGTTGTGACCAAGTTGATCCGGATCGAGTAAAAATAAATGCCGAACCTGTGTTAGCTCCACCAGTGTCATGAGCTTGCGCACCGGCAATTATGTATGTTCCATCACTATTAATATCTACAGATTGACCAAATTGATCATAGTTGGCAGGACTAGAGTGAAGAATTTTTGCTTGCTGACTCCAAGATGCACCTGACCCAGTGAAAACATATAATGCTCCTCTTGTAGTGCTTTGCTCTTCAGCACCTATAGCTATGTAATCACCTGTTTTACTCATAGCAAGATCCTGACCCTTCATAGCGAATTGATCATAATTTGAAAGATCATTGCCTTGAAGCCTTGCTCTATAAGTCCATGTTGTACCTGATCTAGTGTATACATAAGCAGCACCTGTATTCGTGCCAGCTTGACCACCAAACACTGCAATATCACCATCACCATTGATAGATGAACCTAACCCGAATTTTGCTTCAGTGTTGACTGGTCGAGTTATGTGTTGTTGCTCAGCCCAACTTGAGCCATTGTAATAATATATGTAAGCACTTCCTGCGTTAGTAGCGCCAGTATCTTCATAGTGGGCGCCAACAGCAACGTATGTGCCGTCATGGTTTACTGCACAATTTTTGTGACCAAAATAATCACCGGTGCCACCATTGCTTGCTCTTACTATTGTTTCAGTAATAGTGTCTGTGCCCCAGTTAATACCAAATGATAGTGTAAACGTATTT